CCATTGTTATAATCAAGTATAGTCTTACTAAACCCAAATACATCTTCTGTAGCATCAATTGAAATTTCTCCTTCTTTTAAACTACCTAAATCTATGTTTGTTATTCTCATTATCATATTAGTTATTCCATATGGTGTCCATTTAAGAATGAATACATCACCTATTCTAAGATTATGTGCTACTCTATTAGCTTTAATTGAACATGTAGCTAATGGATACCCTTGAGACTTACATTCTCTCTCACCTGCGGCAAGTGCATTTGCGGCTGTTGTAAAGAATGTATAATCTAATGTTTTAGGTGTTATAGTATTTGTTATTTTCATATTTGCATTATCATAAACTGGAACTGTACAAGTTTCATATTTATCAGTATGATCTAAATATGATGTTGTTGTTGAAGTAATAACTTCTGACCAATCAAGTCTAGTTAGTGCACATGAGGTACAATTTGATGTATCAAGAATTATTAAATCATCTACGTTATAATCATCTCTTATTAGTTTATATACAGTCTTACCTGTGTGTGGGTCATCATAATGAACCATATTTATATGGTCACATATATTATCTATGAGGGATTGTGCTGTTGTCATTGAACTCATTTGTACTGATATCCCCATGCCCTCAGTTTTAAGCACAGTCCCTATTGCTTTTAATTTGTCTATATCTAATAATTCTGCTGGTTCATTTAATCCCCAATCATCATTTACATGGCATTCATAAATAACTTCGGCAGGGTTAGTATCTCCGCTAATATCTCCTAAACCTAACCTATTAGGTATGTTTGATACTTCTATCCATAACTCTGGTATAGATGATGTTTTTCCTATATAAGCTGTTGGTACAACTATACTAAGAAATGCAGAGTATCTTGGGGTTAATCCTCTTAATTCTGCTTGTACAGTTGATGCATTCATTTGTTGTACCATCCAAGGGTCTACTGTTTGTGCAGTTCCTCCAAAATATACATGGAGGTCTCCAACAAATCCTCCACCTTCATCACAACCACCAAACATATCTTCGTTATCAATTTTTATAGTCATTCCGGCAGGGTTATTTACTTTTGTTGCCACACCACTTGACCATATAGCTGTCATTGAAGATTTTTCAGTGTCAGTATCATATTCATTCATCCATATATTTTTAATACCAATGTCATCACCTGTCCAACAAATAATGTATTGATATCCTAAATAATACTTAAACCCCTTCTGTATAGTTGTTTTTAAGTTTCTTCCATTAATTAACCAACTTAATAACCACATGAATAATGTCTCTAATAAAGGTCCTACAAAATCATCCTTTACTGTACCTGTTACTTTTGTTGTTACTGTTGCTACAGTCCCACCATAAGGGTTTCCTATTACATTTGCATTACCTGTTTGCATTCCTGTAGCATCTGGATTTATATGACCAGACATTCCTAAAGCTATATATTGTAATATTAGTGTTATAACTAATGACATACCATTAAAACTAGCATGTGCAGAGTATTCCTCTGTGTATATATCTGCTCTGAAATCACCAAAATAGGCTATTAGTGGCTTTTTTATCATTGACCTACCCAATACTACAGGTATAGGATTACCAAGGTTTGTAACACCATCTGTGACGTTTAAATCAGATGGGTCAGAGTCACTACTTGAGCTAGAACTATTTCTTTTATTAAGTAAGTATATAGCTAATGTTGTTAACCCATATCCTACATATTTATTAAATGCCACATTACCACCCCATCATAAACTAATTATTCCTCTTACTGGTATATTAAATGCATCTTCTATATTCCACCTGTATACTGATATTCTTGTTTCAAGACAACTATAACTAATACCTAGTATATCTGACTACTGTTTTATATTATGTGTTTTACCTTTATATGTTATAACATGATTACTTCTTTTATTATTAGCTTGTTCTAATATTGTAGCCCAATGACAATTATCTTTACAATAATTCCCATTATTGTTTATTCTATCAATAGAATATTCTTTTGAAGGTGGTTCACCCATATCTACTAGAAAATTATCAAATGAATTTAACCATCTATCACAAACTGTTATTCCTCTACCACCCCAATTTTTATATTGTGGTGTATTTTTATTGTAACATCTTTTCCTTATTGCTTTCCATGTATTATATACTTTAGTTCCACACATATTATGCTTGCTGTTCTTTATTGCTACTTGACAACTTCTACACATCTTTGTTCTATTGTTCCACAAATCTCTAGGTGTTATATATTTTTCATTTCCACAACTGCACCTACATTTTATATAAGTATCTTGTTTTCCTTTTAATTTAGTTGGTGATACATCTATAACTACCCATTTATTAAATATATCACCATTACTTATTTTGTCTATTATATTCATATTATTCTCCTTATAAAGAGATTATTCCCGTAAGGCCGTTTGTGTCACGTTTTATTGCCACTGAATCTATCCAATAACATACAGCACCTTTTGATATATCATCACTTGCAGGCTTTGTGTATGGAACCCCTGTGAAATTCAATGTATTACTATACTTAACTGCACAGGTCCTAAATATTCCATCACATCCGGGGACTATTGTAAATGAACCTAACATTGATTCGGTGTTAATTGGATATTTTAAATATATAGTATCACCAATATGACTAGTAACTGTTCTTATACTATTACCTATAACAACTACCCCATTATTAAAATATCCGTCTGGCTTTGCTTTTAAATCGCTTGACCTTATACTAAGTGATGTTATACCTAAATCTACATAACAGGTAATTTTATAATTATCTTCATTTAACATACAATTTTTATCAAACAAAAAGTTATTACAATAATACTGTAATTTACCTCTTGGTATCTCTTTATTCATATAATTTTCTACTGTTATTGTTAATTCTGCTTCTGAACCATCAAATGTGCATTGGCTAACATTACCACATATTATAATATCTAATTTTGATGTATCAGCTAAATGTATTCTTCCTACTCTAACTTGCACTGTAGCTTCTGGTGGTGAACCTTGAAATAACATTGCTATAGGGTTTGTTCTTTTAACATTTATAGAACATGCTTCTGAATCAGAACCACCAACTTTTAATGTATCTCCACGCTTTATATACTCTGGGTTAAATGTATAAGTTGTTCCATTTAATGAATATTTTATTGCGGTATCAGCACTTGTATATGTGTATATAATTCCTAGATATTCAAAATAAAAACACTCAACAGGACTACCGTCTAGGGCTGTCATTTCATAATCTGGCATTACTGGTCAACCTCCCTAAATGTTAAATCTATACTAGCACAAGTAACTGTTTCATATTTTATAGTTATTGCATCATCATCTAATCTTACTTTAGTTAAGTATGATATCATTTCTATATCTGACTTATTTATATTTTCACCAATTGTTCCTGTTATAAATAATTTACCATAAGTAACCCCATCTATAACCTCATATGAGTATGCTGATATTTTAACTATTCTAGTTGTAAAATCACTGAGAAACAACATAATTGTTTTTCTTTTGTTATTTTTTGCATAGAATTTATATAGCATATTCAATTTAGTATAAATAACAGAATCATTTGCTTTTAAATCAAAAGCTGATTCTATATCTGATAACCACGTTGGTATATAAAATGAAAACTGTTTACCTTTAACTCTATAAAAGAATTTTATAAAATTATTTATATCAGACCTTGTTATCGCCATATAACTTATTGTTTTTATTGAAGCCATTGATTCACTTTTCAAATCATAGAATACTCTACCTGTATCATTATCAAGTAATTCTGCATTCTTTTCTATCTTGTCACCAATAGTATTTTCCCACGTAGGTGGATATTTAAATATTTCTTTACCTAGATAACTTGGGTCAATTTCCCAATACTCTGTAGTATTTGTTATTTCATAATTATCTTCACCATAAATTTCTGGAAATGATGGTCCACCCTGCTCTGGCATTATTTCATAATTAATAGTTGTTGTTATCCCACTTGAAAATTCATATGAAACATTATCTGTTGGTTGTATATAACAATTCATCAATGGAATAACAACATCTCTGTTATTATATTTATCTTCTGATAAACCCTTCTTTAAACTTATAGTATTATTAGTTAATATTTTATCTAACTTATATACCTCTCCACCACCATTTATTTCATTTTCATTAAATAACATTACAGCAAAACAATTTCTAAATTTATACATGTCTTGCTTTGATAAACTTATTGATGTTGAACCTGCATAAGCCACTGATACAATATTACTAGCATTATGCCACTGTGGTATATAAATAGTATCTGTTTGTTTTAAACTTATTGCCGCTTTTAACCATTGGGCTTGCCAAGGTGTCATTGCTTCATAATCATATGAAATATATATTCTAGGTACAGACCTCAATGGCATTCTCTGTTCAGTGGTATCATATGCTGTATGTAACTGTGTTAGGAACTCATACTTTTCTGTTATATTGCTATCTGCCAAATGTTATCACCTGTTTCATTATTATTAACCCCATTGAGGACCTAAATCAAGCATAAATAATCCGTCATTATCATCATATGGTGGTACTATATTATTATACAATATTTCAAAGAATCCCCATATCATCCAAGGTTCATATGTTGGTTTATTGTTAAGAAATTCGCTTGACCTCACAGTTGGCATTAAATATGGAAACATTGATATTGCTAACATAGGTAAAACAAATCCATCAAAATTAATATTAGTTGCTGTTACAGTTTTCCACTGTCTTTCTGATACTATGGGAGTTAATTCTTCATAATCACAATAAAATGGATATTTACCAGAAGAACTTAAATCAACTGTTGCTTTACCAATACCTGTAAATGTTTCAGCTTTATATTGATAATATATATATGTTGATATATCAATAAAATATTGAATAAAATCTGCTAATCTATTATCAAATTTTATAGGAGACATATCTTCTAATGTATTACTTAAATGATATTGTTCAACATATCCCCAATCAGTATTAATTAATGATGAAACATTTACAGTTAATGGAACACTAGCTATAATAAAAAATGAATCACCCAAAAATCTATCACCTAATGATATTTCAAAAGCATGATTTTCAAATATTGTATAATCAATCTTTAAATCAGCTATATATTTAATATTTGTACGAACTGCTATAGGTAATCCAGTAGAGCCACATATAGTAAATGTATTATCATATATTCTCCATATATATCTATATCCACTTATATAAGTATCATATGGTACATTAATCTCTTCACCAAATTCTATATTTAAAGTTTCATATTCATCCATTGATGTTGTATCACCATACAATATGTTTATAAATTTTGAACCAATTAAGCCAGCTGGAACTATCCTTATTCCATTCATATAAGGTAATGATAAATTTCCCAATGTTGGTGTTGTTTTAGCTGGCATAAATCCTATGTCTAATGAAATTGCACCAAATATCATTTATCTCACCCCTTACTGCTCTATGGAAATACCATCATATCCATATTCTCCTGCTAGTGCTGTAAATGGAAATACTTGACGCAATATACCAGAGGTAGGATAACTTATTTCATATGTTGACCCCTCACTCATATTATATAATGATACTAAATTAAATCCAGATATAATACCCACTGGTGCAAATTCTCTTAAATCATCTGGGTCAACAATAACTGCGGCAAATAAAGGTAAATCAACTGTTATACAGTTTAATGTATTACAATTTATTCCAGAATCATCATGGGCTTGTGATTGAACAAATCCCCAATTTATTATCTTTGGAGTCCATATATCTGCTACCATCGACCTTGAAGTTCTTATCGGAAAAGCTAATTGCTTGCCTGTATAACATACTGCATCAGTTGTCACATTAGAGCCACTAGAAGCCCATCTTATATTTCCCCTGTTTGGTGCATCACCCATATCAATTCTAAGAAATGAATTAGAATTATAATCAGTTGAAAATATTGGAGACATTAAACTATCTGGTACAGTAGGATTTACTATTGGTCTATTAGCAAACATATTATATGAGTTCATTGAACCACTAAATACAATTCCACCAGACCATGTAGAAAATTTGTTTAAATTACCAAAAACTAGATGTTGAAATAAATCCCCATGCTGTATTGTAAATATAATCATATCTGTTGGGGTAGATATTACATTACAATATAATGTATGTTCTTCACCTTCCCATGTCTGTGCTCCAACTCCTATTACATCACCGTCACCATTAACGTTTTTATATCTTGGTACATTATCTTGGTCATACCATTTATTTATGCTACTAAATCCACTTGAGCATGTAAGACCAATACCAGATAAATTATGATTTATTGTTGGCAATTGGGTTGCGCCTAATAATGAAATACCATTAGCCTGTTTAGGAAAAATTTGATATCCATTAGCTGTTCTTAAATGAGCAAATAATGTTCCATTCGGATTACGTAGAGTTAACCTTTTACCATCATTTATACTTCTAAGTATAACATCTAAATCATCTACACAATCAGCTAAAACTGTCCAACCTGCTGATGTAGCATATTCTGACATTTTTGCTAATATAGAATTTGCAGTTGTTAACCCTGTATATTTAACATAAGCCACTATTTATCACTCTCCCATATATATGGCTAAATATGCCATATGACTTTTCTCTATAATTTTATCCATCTTATCTTTTAATAAAGCGGAATCACTTGTTTCTTTTGAACCTACTGGTAAAGGAAATACTCCAATATAATATGAATAGAAGTTTAATCTATTTTCCCATCCATTTGGTATTATTAAATATTTACTATCACCAATTAGCTGTTCACCTAATCTAATTGGTTTTCCTAATAACATAAAATTATTAGGAACAAATCCTATAACTCCTTTATAATCAGAACTAGGATCGTTAGCAAACATTGATACTGGTATAACCATTTTTACGTCTTTTCCTGTTGTATCATACAAATTAACTAATTCATGAATATCAGTATTATTTGGGTAAACAACATTATATTTATTTATTCTTTCTGGTGGTGTTGATGGAAAATAATAGTTTGTTACATATCCCTGTGGTACATAACCAGCTATTACTGCATACCACTGTTTATAGTTTCCAAACCATGTCCATACCCCGTCTGGTCGCATAACCGCAAACTGTGTTACTCCAACATCGCTATCTGACATTTTACCTGCTGATAATAGATTACCATTAGATACACTTACAACATCAATTGAATAATCAGCACACATTCCACTTATTGGAGTTGGTGTATGTGCATTTATATTGTATTTCTGATATCCAGCTCCTATAAATCCCATATTACCACCAGCAACAAAAGCAGGAAATGCATATGTTTCAACATCTATTTCATTAAATAATCCAAGAGATATTGATTGCCATATACCTAATACACATATTACAACTGTAAGTGTACATCTATCTTTAATTAACCAGTAACTAAACCAATCTGTGGGATGGTCATCATCAATTGTTAATTTAGGATAATATAATAATGGGTAAGCAGGTGGATAAAATAATTCAAACCCCTGCCATCCACTACTAGTATATCTATTTTTTACCTGTTGTAATAATTTTGGATTAGTATTTGATGCAGTAATTTTTCCTCCTTGTTCATAAAATTTAAGCCCTTGACTATACTGTTTATTAACGGAAAAATTTAATGTATCTGCATTTCTTGCAAATATATCTATTGGGCCACCATTGGGTCCTTCCACTATATAAGTATTTGTACTGGTATTTACAGGTCTATAACCTTTACATTCTCTTGAGTTATTATACCAATTGCTATATGTTATACCTTTTTCAATTCGTGTCATCATTACTTGGATATACTGATATTCCCCCACTCTATGAGCCGGAGCTTTAAATATTATACCATATGGGCTTGCTTCATCTTGTATAAGTTCCCACACATCTGTTGTATGTTCTGTTGCATCTGTAACAAAATCTCTTATCTTTGTGGCTAATTGTTCTAATGATGCAACAGACCCTTTTGTTACATGTACTGTCATGCTAATTTCACAGCAAAATAAGAATTTGACCCTCTCTGTGCTAATGTATCAAATACAATATATTGATCGCCACTTTCAATAATGATTTGCTCTACAGCAATATCTCTTGTACCAGACACAAATTTAACACTATCTAATAAACCTAATACATCTTGTGGATAACTCTCACATAACATCACTGGAAATAATAAAAAATCCTCATTTGTTGTTGAACTATCTGGATTATATGAAGCTATTAGTTTTTTATTATTACAGTTATATGGAAACATTGTTAAAGGTGAAAATGGATAATAAACTTGACCTAATAATGGTTCTAACCCTGTTGTATCAATACCTCTCCATGTTCCATCAGACCTACGTACTCTTGCATTACTTCTATTATTATCTGCTACAGTTGCAGGAAAACTTTTAGAGTATGTTTTTTGGTGTTGTCCATTTGATGATGCTAAAACCATTGACCCTCTACCTGCTGTAACTGATGTACTTAACCATGACATATTTCCACATGCGCTACCTGCTATTAACATAGGATATGCATACTGTCTCTCTGACGATACAGGATTAAATAATCCAAGATATGCTGATTCATACTGTGTTGACATTTTAACCACAATTATTACTCTCTGTGAATTACCAAATATCCAATAAGTAAACCCACTGTTATTAGCCATTGGGATTGTTGGTAGTGTTGTATTAAGTGCACTCTTTGTAATTCCTCCGGGCTGTCTATCAAACGTCAATGCTGTGTCAAATCCTGCAAATCCATTTAATTCTAGCCTTCCTGCTGTAGCAATATCAACTCCACCATCTAATACTACTCTTGCTCCTATATATATCTTATCTGTTCCTGTTCCTTTGCCTTCCCATATACATTCTTTCTTTCTGCTTGAACCAGATAACACAGTTGACTTATTTACCCAATTAGTTGCAGTGGTAAGTCCTGTTGTTATAAAAGTATCTATAGCTTCTAGTAGGTCATATATGGTTGTTCCTGTTCCTGTTGTATATGCCAATGTTTATACACCACCTACATTATTTTTGTATTCCTTTTAATAGCTTTTCTATATCCTCTGGTCTTAATTGTTCGATAGCTTTAGGAAAACTTTCAATAGTATTTTTTACTACATTAATAGCTTCAATCTTTTTAAGCCCAATACCTACTTCTATAATTTTCTGTATTATTCCTTCATCCAAAGCATTTGAAAAACTTTCTCTTGTATATTTATCATTATTTAGAACTTCATCTACTATTTCGTTTATTTTCATGTATACTCTCCTCTTATATAAATAATTCCCTCTATTTATAGTATACCACAAATAGAGGGAAAAATCAAGTTATCGCATCTTCAATACCTGTGATAACAATTTACTCTTTGACTTATTCATGTCAACTAAAACATTTTGTCCTCTGGTACTTCGCATGAAATGCTCTGTTGCTTCATCTTGGTCTTTTACTAAGGCAATATTAAGATTAGCATTTGCATTAACATTTGTACCTATGCTCTTAGCAAAAGAAGTTACTCCTCTTGCTGTTGTTTGTGCTCCTACATCCCCTATTGCGCCACCATTAGCATAACCCTTTACTGGTATTTTCATATTATAAGATGAACCAGAATTTATACTATCTAATACATCATAACCAATATTTCGTGCCGCTTGTGCTCTAACAACAAACTCACCATGTGATAACATAGTAGGTATACTATCACTGGTTGATGTTCCTGCCCCATATACTGCACCACCTGTTGCATACTTAGTTAATCCAAGTGATGACCAATCAAATGAATAATCACTAGATGAGCCTGTGTTTCCATTACCTGTGTTTGTTGCTGTACTAGACGTTATGTCAGCAGTTGCACTTGATACAGCGGCTAGTGCTTGTTTCAACGAGTTCTTTATATATTCTGTAGTAGTAGTTACTGCTGAATTAAATGCAGTCATTGTTGAAACAGAATCAGCCATTGGTTCATATCCTGTTATTCCTTTTCCTGTGGTCTTTGCTAATGGGTTATAATCAAGTATTCCCTGTCCAGCAGGTGCAACAGAGTCTAATATATTATAACCTGTATCTTTCTTAGCAACCTTAGAATTGTCTGTTGATGGGAAAATTCTATTCATCCATTGGTCTGTAATGGATTGTGCTAAAACTTTCTGCATTGACTTTAATATTGATAATACCATACTATTAAGGGCATCACCAAGAGATTTAGCATCATTTATACCATCAGTTAAAAATGAAAGTAATCCATCTTCAAATGCTTGCTTACTTGATTGATGAACTTCTTCTAGCAATGTTGGTATCTTTGCTAGTTGCTTATTAAGGGCTATTACCTTTTCAGTAGGATAAATCTTATCATATAATATTGCCATCTTGTCAGCGAATGAAGCGGCTTCATTATATTCTTTATTATACTGAATCAACTGACCAGTTGCTATCTGTGCCTTTTGAGTATATGAATTTGATGAGATAACTTGGTTAGCTTTAGTTTTCTGTCTATCAGTCATATCATAATTAGCATTTATCATATTAGTTTGATATGTTGCTTCGTCCTCTACAGCTTTCTTAAACTTTTCTCCCATACCATCTAATGACTCTCTAGCATCTTTAATCATCTTATGGATGTTCCAGAAGTTAGTTAAATCATTACTCTTTAGTGCTTCTCTTTCAAGGCTTTGCAATTTATTTATCTGTGACATTATACCTGTAGTTTTAAAATGCTGATTATATCTATCAATAGCATCACCTGCGGAATAAATATTATTTGCTATCATACCTGCCATTGTTGTTTCTGAATTATCTAAATCACTTATAGATAAATCAAGTGTTTTCTTGGCTTGTGTAGATACTAATGTTCTTGCTTTAACATTATATAATACTTCTTCTTTCTGTGCAAGGTCTGGTCTATTTTCTGAAACATAAGCCTGTTTCTTCTTGTTTGTAGCTTCTCTTAACTGCTTAATAGGAATTGTTAAGAAATCAGAATACAATTCAAGATATGCCTGTAATGTCTCATCATGTGTCTTTTCTAGTTTCTCTAACCCTTCTTTTGCTTTTAATCCTGCATCAGTAGTAACCACTGGCAAATTAGAAGCCATTGTTGCTCCTTGACTAATATCCTTTGCATTAATATCAATATGTCCACCTGTTGAATTAGGTGAAGGATGTGCATATTCGTCTCCTACAACAATACCAATACTTTCTGCATAATCAATAATCTTATCACGAATACCGTTTCTATTTTCTTGAAGAGAAGAATCATCCATAGTATCAACTAAATCTAATTTATTACCAGAGTCATGACCACCTACACCATGTATAGGGTTTGTACTATAACCTTCTGATACTCCTAATGGTAATCCAGATAACTCTTTGTATTTAGCACTTAGCAGATTTAATGCTTGCACACCATTCTGTGTTAAATCTTCAATATCTACACCTTGTTCTCTAACAAAGTTTGTGCCTTCACCTTGTGGGGTTACTGGTAATGTTGAAGCTACAAGTGGTGCATTTAATAAATCAGTTGCCCTAGATAATAAATCAGCTGATTTCTGGTTAACTTTTTTAACATATTTCTCAGCGGCAGGGCCACTACCATTGTAGTGATATAAAGCTGAATCCTTACTTCCGTACTTATTAAGTAATTCTATTAGATATCTTACACCACCATTAGCATTAGATTGCATATCATAAGGATTGCCATTATCAGCTAAAGATATTGCATGGTCTGATGTTAACTGCATCAGCCCAATACCACCATCATCAGAAGTTTTTACACTTCCATCATCATTCCAGTGTCGGCGCGAAGATTCCTGCTCTGCCATTCCAAGGACTAAATCATAAGTTAACTGACCTGTAGTATCTTGTGATTTTAAGTTCTTATATGCTAGATACAATGCTCCTTCTTCTGGTGAAGAGCCTTGAGGTATTCCGGCACCAGTCGGTGAACCTGCATTTAATGTATTATTTTCTCCCATTGAATGCTCATTAAATGCACCAATAACTTCTGTTACTTCTCTTTGAGCATTTGTTGCTTCTTCCAATGCTCTTTGATGTTTACCTAACTGTTGAGTTAAGTTATCTAATGCATCTGTTCTTGTTTGCTCATCCTTAAACTGGGTATTATTTACATTATCTATCTGTTTCTGTAATGCATCAACATTAGCCTGTTCAGTATTAACTGAATTTTGTGCTTCTGCAGCTGTCATATCTTGGAATGATGCCATACCTTGTTTATACAGATTGTTGATAATATCAAGTGACCTCTTATATTCTTCCAATTGCTTTTCTAAGAAAGTCTTTACTTCTTGCTGTTCTAATTTTAAAGCTAATTGAGCATCTTTTAATTCTTTCTTTTTAGCTTTATCATCCTCATCAGTATGGTATTTAGAAGTTACACCAGCCATTTTATCTGCTAAATCTTTATCCTCTTTCTCTTTATTTGGATTCTTTTCTTCTGGTGGATTATCTTCTGGTGTGGGCGTTTCTGATATACCAGATATTTTATTCATTATTTTATCGCCTAATAATGCGGTAACTCCCATTACTCCTAGAGATAATGCTAACATAATAGGATTTTTAGTTATTGCTAATAATGCAGTCTTTAATAAAGCTACAGCTTTTGTTGAAGCACCTATCATAGTTCTTATACCAACAAAAGATAATTTTAATAAATTAGCTAATACTATTATCTTTTCTAATATAAAGAATCCCATAAGGGCATCTACTGCCATATTTATTAATGTTTTATGTGGAGTTATAGCCCCTGTTACGTCATCAAATAAAGATATAATAGTTGGTAATATCTCATCAATTATTTTAAGAAAAACATCTGCCCATTGCATTAATCTCTCTGCTACAGCTATAGCAAAATCATACATTATTTGCCATGAGTCTGAACTAGCTAACTCTACTATTATTGTATATATGTCACCAAATATTGACTTTATTGTATTATATACATCTAAAGTATCTTGTGAAATATAAAAAGTTCCATCAACATCATATGAACCAAATAAACTCATCATTGATTTAAATGCACTTTTTGCTACTTCAATAACTGCTACTATATCATTTATACCAGCTACTATATTTGGGCTTATTTCAAAATGGGTTCCCCCTTCTTCTGAAATAGAACCAAATATACTTTGCATATATATCCCTATAGCCTTTATCTGTGGTTCAAATTTCTTTACTAAAGCATTAGAAGCTAATGTTGCAAATTCACCTAGCTGGTCAAATATTCCTTTAAATGTTAATGGGAATGCTTTTGATGCTTCTTCATACCCTTTCATTCTTTCCATTAAGAAAGCAAACAATCCTTGTGCAGACGTTTTAGCTTTAGCAATATCAGCATCTTTTAATCCCAATGATGTTGCAATTGTTGATGATGCGGCTTGAATACCACCCTGTGTTAAATCCCTTAATTCCTGTATATACTGTGCAGACCCTAATCCCATTGCTTTTGCAGTATTAACGCCAACAGTAGTAAATTTACGAATCTGTTCTAAGTCCATTCCTGCCCCAAGACCCGGAGCCGCTATACCTTGATAAGTCCTTACAAGGTCCTGTGTTGTTGCAGATGTTCTTATTGCATCAATGTTTAATTCTTCCATTAACTTACTAGACATTTTTGTTGCATCATTAAAATCTATTGCTTTTCCATTTAATTGACCCATTGATGATATTGTTCCAGCAATACCTAATTTTGCTACTTCCATGTCTGATGCAAAATTAAACCCAGGCATTACTATCTTACCTATGGCTTCTGCTACTGCTGTTACAGCCGTATATATACCATTTAATACAAGTCCTACTGAACCAGCGGCAAGAGCAACTGCTGCAAACTTTCCTACCCATCTCATTGTTGCTGAATCAGATGCATTTAATGTATTAAGAACTTTACCTAATACTTCATACATTGAACCTAACCCTTTTGATGCACGACCAATATTCTGAAATATTCCACCTGTACTAGTATCTAAAAATCCTTTAGGAATTATAGGGTTACTTGCTTCTCCTGTTAATGACATACCACCTAATAACGTTTTTAATAATTGAGAAGGCTTTACTATTGGGCCTGATTGTTGTATAACTGGCTGTTGTACTATCCGTCTTTGTACACCAGAATTATAACCAGCTTGACCCATTGTTCTTAAATTATATCTTTTAGATATATCTGGTGCAGATGGGGCTATAACTGCTCTACTTGCCTTATTTGCGGCACCAGTTAATGATTTTAAACTAGCTATAGAACCTTTAACTCCACTCATTTCAACTTTAAGGGCTATAGGACTTAATAACTTTAATACACCAATACGTTCAATTAGCTTATCAACATCTGTAATTACTTTAGATATACCAGTTAACTTAACTGTTCCTGTTATATTTAACTTTCTATTATTAGTATTAGTTATTAAAGTTCCTATAGATTTTAAAGTTATAATAGCATCTTTTAATTTCTTATTATTTACACCAACATTTAAGCTAGTTTTTTTATTACCTACAGAATTAATTAATCCTATTATTGTACCAAAATCTTTTGAAATTTTTGGAGCATTACTAGATATAGTTATTCTAGGGTGGAGAGTATTCAATGATTTTGCGGCAGTAGCCAATCGTTTTATATCAGTGGTTACTTCTTTTGCTGTACTTGTTATTGACACTTTAGGTGTTCTACTACCAATATTAGTTAAATCAGCCTTTATTCCTTTTAAATCTGCTTTAACTTTATCAAAATTAGTTGATAAATCTATATTCTTTGTATCTAATTTGTCTAATGATTTCTTTAATCCACTCACATCAGCAAGTATTTTTACTTTAACGTTTTCTGTACTATCAGCCAAGATTTAGTCACCACCCTTATTCACGCATTTGTTTAATCATATCTATAACTTGTTTACTGCCACCAAAACTTCCCCCAATTCCTGCCATAACACCTTCAATAAATCCTGCATTCGTATTGAGTTCACTCTTTATACATTTTTCATATAATATTCTAACTTCTTCATAACTATAATCATCAAGAACATTATCCTTAGAATGACCATGGTCTATTAATTTCTGTATAATATCATATGGGGTAACTTCTTTATAACCTTTTACTTTTCTGTCTTTACTTCCTCTGGTATCTGGGGAAAGTATTTCATAAAAAAACTTTTATTTACCTTGTACACAGCAAGAGATAAATCAATACCTTCTTCTGTTGTTAATTCGTCCATAGCTTTGTTAGTTAAGTTTGTTCCAAGTTGAATTATTTTACTAATATCTTCCAGAACAACTTCATTCAAAGAAGATGCTAAATTTATAAGTGCAACTACTGCTTCTGTGTTTGTATTTGCATTTTCTGCATTTTGTAATATTTTAATTATAACATCTGAATTTACAGTTAACTGAGATATCATATCACCAATTACAGGTATAGCCTTTAAGCTATTTTTCCACTTAAATGGTTTTACTACTATTATTTCTCCTGCTACTTCAACCTCAACTTCTTTTAATAGTACATCTACTTCGTCCATTACTGTTGCTTCTTTTACTACTTTACTTTTAGCCATTTTTTACATTCTCCTTGTAAATTAATTTTAATAAAAATGCCCTCCCTCAATAGTGAAGGAGGGCTGTTGTGCCTAATTATTTTGAATCTACTTTTACTTTCCTGTAATATGGGAAGTCCTTATGATGTTTCTTGTCTGCAATTACTGTTCCCTTTAGTTTATAAGAACCATAATCGGAACCAATAAATCCAGAAGTATCACCATCTGGAATAAGTTTAACTCTCCAAAATTCACCATTGTAACAAGGACCAACATTCGGGTCTCCGATAAATCGTACATACCCTTCAATTTCTCCTGCATTACCACCAGAAATTGTAGGATAGATACCTGCCGGAACGGTGAAGTTAATCTCGATTACTGTATCAGCAGGAATTGTTGTAGATTCTGGTATACGAATCATACCTGCTCTAACATCAAGTTCATCTACTATATAGTCAGTATCAACTACGTAAGGTGTATCAGACGAAGGTGTTACATCAATTGTATATTCTTCCTCAAAAATAAAATTCTGTCCTGTGGTTACTGCAAATGTTACAATTACACCTTCTGCAAGTGTAAATGCATGAGTAATAGCTGTTGCACTAACAACACCTGCGGAAGTCCAAGAACCAAGAACATCTGTAGCATATTCTACTTCCAAACCATTAAGGTCTCCTGCGGCAGTAGGTGCTACTTTTACACGAGCATTATAAGTTTTTGCTGTAGAACCTATATATGCTCCGCTTGAAGTAACTGTACCTGTAGAACCTAGAGCAGTTGCTTCTACAGCAGTTCCAATTGTTGCAGGTGTTGCAACAGAGTTCTTTACTACTATTCCAGTTATGTTATGGTACGGATTACCAAGAGAATCTTTCAACTCTATAATGGTGTCTGGTTTAGCTGTGAACTGTTTCGTAATCGAACCTGCTACCTGTGTATAAATACCTTCTTCACCAAACAATCCAAGTGCAAGATTAGTTGCATCATATTCAGAAAGTGAAGTATTGAATGTTACTTTAGTTTTTGTATTTACAGATGCAATAGTTTCTCGTTCAGAAGTCATAGAGCTGTTCAACTCATTTGTGGTAACATCAGTTGTTACTGACATTTCTGTAGCATTACCCATAAAATGCAATACTCCTGTACCATAAACTCCATCTACAATACGTCTGAAAAACAATCGTCCGGCACCCATCATTACATCATGTGGGTCACTTTCTGTTGCGTTAGCAAAGCACTGTAGATTAAACTTGAACATATCTTTGTCCATTTTATCTATCATTAATTAATTTCCCCCTTGTATTAAATTTGTTTTGTTACATAAGACACTGATAATAGCATCCTAACCATACATGAAGATGTTATATCAAGGTCTCCATCACTAAGAACATTTGGTATTGATGCAATTGTTGATATATTATTCTTAGCTAAAAGGTCTCTTTGCCAAGGTATCAATGAGTTCATCACTGCATTAGTAAACAGATACATCATTCTATATGCTTCAACTGGAAGTTTAGTTCCAGAAGAATCAATGTATGCATCTAACCATAGGTTAACTTCTCCTCTATTTCTAACACTTTTATCTTTTGTTTCTGAATCAAAAAGTATTTCTAATGAAGGATATGATCTTGTGTTACCAAGACTTCCAACTCCTATAGTCAATTTATCTGAATCTACCACATCATCAAAAATCCCTTTATCAGTTTTAGGTAGTTTATATGTTTGTAGAAAATCACATAAATGTTCACTTATTGGCAACCAGTATAAATCATTAATCATCTATAGTTACCTCCGATACAAATGAACAGTCATAGGAAATGTTCTTCTTTTCTCTGTTGCTCCTCCAGTAAATACTCCTGCATTCAATTGCCTTTCCAAACTATCTACAATACCTTTATACATAGTATATTTAAGTGAGAATGCATCTTTAGTGGCATCATCACCCTTTGTAAATCTTGCAGACAATCTAGCGGCTGTCATGTATGCATAGCTTTCAGCTAATCTTGAAATTAAATAAGGGGCAGGTTTAATGATATCTTTAGGGTCAACCCCATATATCTTTGCCTGTCCTTCAATATATTCAGATGATTCGTTAATAATATCTGGTGACATTACCTTTTTTAACAAATCATCAGCTAAGTTGTCACTATTAAAATATATCAATTAACCACCACCCTTTATTAATCTATAAAGATTAGATTTAAAAATAGCATTTATCTTTGCTCTATTGGTATTTAATGATTCATATAAAAATCTATCAGCAGGAGAACCATTATGGATAACTAAAGATGTTGTAACCCATATTCCTAACCTATCCCAAAAGAAATGTAATTTCTTTGCATATTTTGGTTCAATCTTGTATGGTCCATTAGGTCCATATATACCTGTTGGTTCATGTACATAAACACCATAACTAGCAATTTGGGGGTTTATACTTACAACCCCCTCCTTTAACTTACTATATACCATAAACTCAATGGCTCTTTCAAGTCTACCAGTTCTTGATTCAAAGTGATGATGTTTCCTTGCATCATTCCTAACTAGGGTACATGATTTCCTTAAACATAATTCAATATACCTGTTTACAGCTTTCTCATTATACCCTATTTCTTTACTGATATTTGACATATCTATTGTGACTTTATGTTCCATTGAGTAATTTCACTTCCTTGATATTAACCTACGTTACCAATACAGAAACTACCACCAATAGTATTAAGTACAGGAAGTACAATCTGTGATACTATCGTAGAAACATTTACTGTTGGATAAGTGATTAAAGATGTTACAGCAACACCAGTATCAGTCAATGAAGTAGACACGTTAGATACACCTGCATTAAGTCTAGCTTCTTCTGGAGTTGTACCGAATACCATATTGCCAAGTGCTGTTGCAGGTAACAATGTAATAGTATCATCTGGATAGAACTGCTTAGGAATACCACCAACTATAGTAGCATATACTTCGTCATATTCTGCAATTGTTACTCCTGTATATTGTTTAATCAAATCAATAACAGTCTGCTTAGTAATCGGAAGTCCTTCCACTGTCACAGCCGTAGGATACAATGCGTGTCTAATAGAAATATTAGCCTTTAGATTAGCCATTGTATTACTGTTAACTACTGCACGAGTTAGATAGAAACCATGACGTTTTGCGGCAGTTACCCAACGGTCAATATCTTCGAGTGGAACTGCGTTTGCTGTATCAGACCATGCAGTCTTTGGTGTGAAGAACTGATATTTCTTCATCTGGTAATCATAATCAAGTGGAACTCCATTTTCGGTAAACTTTACTTTACCAGAGGAAATTACATCCATTGCCATACGTTCACGTGCTACTCGACCACCACGAACAAGATTTCCCATATCGTCAAATATATTATCAACATATACTTTAAGGTCTGCTGCGTTGTTACCAGACTGTAATTTAAGAATTTCTTGACATAACTTTTCATTTATTGTCATTGATTCTCTAAACATCGGAAGGTCAGCAGACATTCTGCTAATAGATATTCTTTCACGAATTGTAATGTCAGCATCAAAAGTTGATGGAGAAAGCATTACTGGATATCCGGCATGACCCGAAATCATATTTACTTCCATACCAACCTGTTTCTTAGGTGTGAATAAACCTTCGCCTAAATACAGTGATTGGTTTTGACGAGAAGCATCATAGTATTTTATAATAGCTTCTGGCTGTGCTAAATCTGTAAGTTTCAACAATTAATTTTCCCCCTTTTAGTCTTTTCTCATGAATGTAATCTTAGGAAGGCTAGTTTCAATGGATGCAGACGGTTCATTAGGGAGTTTGTCAAGGTCAACAAATCCTGCAATCATCATTGCTCCTGCTTCTTCACCATAAGTTACATCAATGTCATTAAACAGAATACCTTCTGCTACTGCTGTGTCTGCATCTGCTCCGTGCAAAAGTGTTACTGCCGCTTCTGCTACAGTAGCTACATCAATATCCGCGACGTTAACGAGGGATGCAACAACCAAACTATTAGCTTCAATATCATTATTAATCAAATCTACAACATGCATGAGTGTAGTTGTAAACGAACCTGCCGTTGCCCCACGAGCAAGTGTGATAACGATAGCTGTGCCTGTTACAGCAATTTTTGGTGCGAGCTGTGCTTTTCCTGGGTCCACCAATGCTACCGAGATAGAGTTACCTGCTGTACCACCATCCTTAGCTGTAATATTAATTTTAGCAGATTGTAGTGTGCCATATGCTTTAACATATGTAACTGGAACAATCTGTGCCAACTGATTCGGGTCTACAAAAAGTGTTTTAGAACCACCTTTAAGAAACGTACCTGCCGGAATAATATAATGTCCTTCTGTATTAGCTACTATAGTACCAGAACTCTGGGAAATAGTGACTGGACGAGCGGCATATCCTTTAAGATACATACAAATATTCTTTTGAGTACCCAATATATCTTCTGTAATCATCTTTGACATATTTATAAATCCCTCCTATTATTTATTGTCTCCAAAGAAACTTGTTAATACCCCGTTACCAGCTGTAGCCTGTTCTTGCTTAGAAGCTATAATGCTAGACACAAACGAATTTTCTTTTGCACCTGTATCTCCATTATTTCCTCCACCTGCTCCGCCAGTCTGCTTAGTATCAACGAACTCTGGATATTCACTAGCCCAATCGGCAATACCATCAGACAGCGGAAGTTCTACTCCTGTATCATTAATGATAACAAGTGAACCATCCTCTGCCTGTTTAACTTTGCCCATGAACATGTCAACCATCTTATCTGGCTTCAAAATACTATTATCAGAAAGTGTCTTGATAAGTTCTCTACGTTTAACTTCCGTTACACGAGCACTCTTTTCAGAATCCAATTCCTTACCAGTATCTTCAACCTGTTTTTGAAGCTTTGCATTTAAACGAACCTGCTTTGTTAATTCACGCTGAATCTTACCTACTTCTTCTGGTGTAGCGTTTCCACCATCTTTCTTAATTTTCTCAATTGACTCTGTTACCGCGGCATCAATATCTTCTGTTTCAAGGTCAATATCATATGCTTCGGCAATTGTCTCGAGTTTTTCTTTTAGAATAGCACTTTCACCATTCTGTGCTTTCAATGTTTTAATAGTCTCATTCAAAGCTGTAGTTTTTACGATATCCTTTTCATTTTCTACCTTTGCATTTTCTTCAATTTTTGCAACGGTTTCTGCGTCAAGGTCTATGCCTTTAATTACTTTCTTAATATCCAAGTTATTGTCCTCCATTCATCTTCTCATAGGAACCATCCCTATAATATATATTATATCACAGTTTACAAACTTTGTCAAGCCCTTGTTAGTTGAACCTACTATTAGCTATAGTATAACCATCCCATGCTGATAAAGTCTTTTCCCAATCGCCTGTTACTTTATACTTTTCAAAATTACTGTTGGTAAATAATCTTTTGGCTCTATCACCACTTAATTTGTTAATATAATCATTAACACCACTCTTATTAAACTTTACCTTTTCATCTTTTACTTCATATTTATATACAACCTCTAAATGGCATCTACAATGTGGATGAGCAGGAAATCTTGGCATCCTTCTCTTTGGATAAACGCCTTTACCATAACCAACATTTGCATTTGCATTAACATCACATATATCAAAAGGAAACTTTGAATGAACTGGTGATAGTTTCCATCTATAGCCAAACACACTTGATATACCATTTGTGCTATTTACAATACCATCATAATATGATCTATTTGATTCTGTTCTAACTACCCTCATAGTATTATACTTCATTGTATGACTTATTGCTGACATAACTCCTGCACTCATTGCTAAAAATACTAACCCACTAAACATAGAATCAAGTTTATCTTCATTATCTGTATTATCTTTATTTTGAAGTATATTCAACCTCATGCTAACAATTATATCATCAACACTATCTAACTCGTCTGGATATCCCACATCATTAAATATAGAATTTAATCTAGCTTGAATCATAACTAAATCACTTAATGATTTTTCTTTATCCTGTAGCATTTTTAATATAAGATTAGCATTCAATTTGCTTGATGTTGCTTTATCTGTTATATTAATGCCCAATGATTTAAAGATATAATCTAATCTATTATTCAATGTTACTTTATCAGAAGTCCATGATATATTAAGTATAGCGTCTCTTACATCATCATCACTTAATTTACTATTTCCAATTAAAGCCGAAGCTATAACTGAATTAATAATTTCATCCTTTATAGAGTCAGTGAATGAAGTATCTTTCAATGCATCATCCACTACTCCCTTTATATCGTTTCTATTTTCCATAGCATTTATTATACTATCAGATAAATCCTTTGCCTTTGAATCATATAGTGATTCAAATTCTGTTACAATATCATCAACTGTTTTCATTTAAAATTTCCCCTTACTTGTTTGGGTAAGATAATACAGTTGGGTCTGTATTTGTTGGGTCTCCTGCATTCTTATAATTAGCAACATCCTCAACAACTTTTGCAAGAACTTGATCGTCCAAATCTTTCAATGTATCTCGTGCAACCTTCTGTTTCATTTGGATATTAAACATTGGACCCATATCAAGTGTAAGTGCTTGTGTTGCAATATTAAGAGTTTCAGTTGGGTCAGTAATACCAAAACTGTTATTATAATCAACTGCAAAATCTAAAGTAGAACTAGTATACTTTTCAAATATACTTGCTATTCTAACTTCAACTGATTCTAAGTTTCTTGAGAACTCTGCTATAGTTTGGAACAGTTGTTGGTTATCCCATTCTTTTGCAATGCCACTAGTTTGAGTCTGCACACCTGTCACAACCTGTAAGTTAGCCATACGGTATATTTCCTGTACCATCCAAGTTATCTCGTCAGATAGCATCTGTGACGGTTCTGCCGCAGGTGATATATATTCTGGTCTATTAGCAGTTGTTGATTTATATACAAGCATATCTGCTGTACCAACTGTCTGTGTATCTTCTGGGTCATAATCATTTGCTTCTTCTACTGGATAAGTAAGCAATGAAAATGCTTGGTTTCTATTTCTTTCTCTTAGTTCTGAACAAGCATTAAATATTGCTAAGTTTGTTCTTGCTATAGGATATATATCTGATTGAGGTAATAGAGAATCTGATTCTGTTCTTGCACCTAATATTGGAACAACAGGAACTACCCCTAGTTTATTTATTCCGTTAGAATCACCATCTTTATTTGACCTAAACCATTTAGCCTTTGTCCATGTCCATGTTTCTGTATTATATGATATATTACCATTATCATCTACTTCCGTATATGATAACCTATATTTTATTAATTCCATATTACCATACTTATCTAGGTTATATGTTATTACATCTCTTGGACTTACTAGATAAAGATATGGGTATATTCTGTTTGATACTGCATCAGCTAAAGTTATAGTTCCTTCAATCTGTGAGTTATCAATTACAACAAATTCTACTCCATGAAGTTTAGAACGTAAAGCGGCTTTCTTCATGAATCTGTTCATACTAGTACCTTGACCATCAACATCTTCTATAAAACCATCAAATAACTTGTTGCTATTATATGTTCTTCTAGGAAGTGTTTTAAATATTGGATTTACATGGGCATCTACTACTGGCTTTACATAATTACAATAATAAGCCATCATCTGCCTACTTACATACTTTTCAATTGGTTCTCTTGGATGATGAATAAGATATGTTGAATCTTCAAATCCACCCCTACCTTCATATGCATCATCAAGCAATCTATATTTTTCTGGAACTCCATAAGCAAATCCAGAAGTTAATCCTCTTACCTTATCTAACTCTGACATATCGAATACTGACACTTATAACATCCCCTTTCTATACTTTTCCTGTCTGATAACCCATTCGTTTAAGTTTTAATCCTTCTCTATTTGTATAATGACCATAACGGTATGCATCAAGACAATGGTCATTTTCTGGTTTTGGTTTATCTTCTCCACGTAACTGTGCTTTCTCATCCCACACATAAGAATAAAATTCTCTAATGGTATTTACACATTTATCTGATACATATGATTCTCCTGCTTTTAATTTTGTACCAACGTAACGTATACCATCTATAACATCATTATTAGCATTTATTACTTTCATTCTATGCCGTCTTAATTGTGTTTTAAATGATGCGGCACTAGGGTCAACAAACACTCTAATATCAGCATAACCTAAATTAGTATATGGTTTGTACTTTTCTATAAAATCAATTAAATCATTAGAATATTCTAAGTCTGTCTTTTGTTCATGGGTGTGACCATCATAAAAATATTCACCAATAGTGTAATAAGTGAAATCTATGGTTCTTCCTTGTATTAAAAATGTTGTTGCATTTCCTGTACCATAATCGCTACATACCCACCATTGAATAATATCTTCATATGGAATATCAGAATGTCTTATTACATTTCTTGCTTCATCAAACATATCATATACTAAACCTTCTGCTTGACACCATTCACCTTCGATGTATCTTTTATAAAACACTCCACTATAATTTCTTTTATAACGGTCTTTTATTGATTGTGATAATGATAAATTATCATCCATTGTAAAATGAAGATATAGTGAGTTCTTTTGTCTTGATTTTAATATCCATTCTATATAGAACCAATGGTATGGACTCGCAGGGTTACAGTTAAAGAATATCTTTGAACCATCAACAGAACAACGTGCTGTTCCTTGGTTAACAAAACTCTGTGGCATCAATGCTACTTCATCGAAGAATATTGAACATAAAGTTATACCCTGTAAGAAATCCTGTGACCTTTCATCTTTACCACCAAACATATAAAAATTATTAGATACACCATTCTTATATACTTCAATAAAATTATCAGTTCTATGTTCTATAACATCATAACCTAAAACTAATAACATCTGCTTTAGTGGGTAAAGAACATTACGTCTAAATGTTCCTATTGATTTACCACACATTCCTGCATGCATATAATTAAATCTTGCCATAACAAACATTACAAATGATAGTGCCATACATACTGTTTTACCACTACGTATAGCACCATCAGCTATTACAACATCTATATCATTATATGGAGAATTATCTTGCCAAAAGGTTAGTATTTTAAGCTGTCGTTTAGAAAAAGGTTTAAACTTAAATGTATTTCTACTATTCGTCTTTTTCCTTATTCGTGAACCTATTGGAATCATCCCCTTCGCCACCCCATGTGTTGTCTACTTTACCTTCAAGGGCTTCCAAGAATGTATTAGTTCCAGAATCATTATCATCACGATCATCTTCACCCCAATGAAAGTATTCTCTAAGTTTTTCCCATGCCCACTTCTTATCTTGTAACTCTATAGTTACTCCATCTCTACCCTGCTTTATCTTTGATATTAAAGATGTATCTAAGTCATCAGACTCCATAAGTTTTACATAGTTCTTATCCTTCATCATTATTTTTCCATCTTCATCTTTAATAGGCCCAAGCATTGACATCATTGGTTCTTGTGTATTACCAAATTTTGAAAACTCTCCCATATCAGCTCCAATTACTTTTAACAGAAATGATATGTATTGAGTTGGTGTTATATCTACACCTACAGACATTATTCCTTTTAAGTTTCTAATCTCTGCTTGTACTTCTGGTTTGTGCAAAAGGTCATAACCTCTTTTTGCACAATTTATCTTTGATGTTTTAGAACTAAAAGCTTTTCTATATGATTGAGAAGCATTATTTGATTCTACAAAATACATACAAAATGCTTTCCTCTCCTTGGACATTTTAGTTGTATCAAGATGCTCTACCATCTTTGATGTTAATACTTCTTCATTTATTTCTTTATTTTTCAAAATAAATTCCTCCTTCCTATTGACAACCTAACTCTATTATACTATAATATTAGTAATTATGCAAGTTCAACTAAATTAAGTGTTGACATTTATACAATTGTATGATATAATATGAATACAGGTTAAGTACAAGACATTAATAACCTAACTTTACAGAACAGACAGACCGAACACACGAATAAGACTGAACGTGTATAAAGAAAGTTTCCAGATTGCTTACTGGCAAGAATAAAATAAGCGTATAGATGATAATAAGTTCATGTACTGAATTTATCTATAAAAACCAGACGTTTGTTTGCCATGTCTGAAATTCTATACAAGCGACTACAGCGAGAAGGTGGGGGTGGAAACCGTATGTCCTTACGAGGACAGTACATCTATCAGAGAACCCAAGGGTACGGAAAGGGATTTCGATGAAGATAGATGAATGGAAACATTTGGTTAGGCAAACTATTTGAAAAGCGAGAATCCCAGTACAAAAGATTTCATTTATAACTAATATCTAAGCATTCAATCCATTGCACATAGATTAACTTCTATGATTGCGTTACCAATGGGTTGTCTGCCTAGGTATAATTATATACTCAAACAAGTCAACCCGCCAAAAGATACATGATATATAGTGTTTATAGTTAATAATTATTATATAAAACGGTGAGGATTTATCCGAACCAATACTAATGAGCTTGCTCATTTGGATTGCTGTCTTGACCTGTAATAATAACTATAATAGTAATAATGTATAATTATACATAAAATTAGAGGGGGAAATTAATCCCTCTCTTTTTATTCTACATTTATTCCTTTTTTAACTTTCATATCTCTTAATTGTTTAGCAAACTTTATTGCCATACTATATCTCTTAGCTTTTACTGATTCTCTCCATTTTTTATATATACTATCTTTAGAATAACATATATCCATTTCTAGTGGACAATTTTTACATAAATTCTTTAGAGAACAATCTGGGTGCTCATTATCATATTTACATGCTAGGCAATAATTAAACTCACCTGCATCTCTATAGTCTGACATATCCTTTTCTCTGTGACTATTAATTACACCATAGTATGCTTGCTGTTTAATTTTTGAGTGTTCTTTACAGTTACCATATATTTTGATATTAGTAAGTCTATTCCATAGTTCTTTGTGTAGTGTCAAATTGAATTTATTCATATTAATATCTCCTTCATTTCTTCTTACTTCTATTATAACACAAAATGAAAAAATAATCAATAGTGATGTTGACAAATAGTTTATAATGTGTTATACTATATTAGTAAAGCATCACCACCTTTACATGGTGCAACCTTCCTCGGTTGCTAAATAATAGAGGGATTTAATAGTTGGAGCTTACATGAAGTTGGTTAATAGTCATGGAGTATAATTCGGGGTAAACCCAAGAATATGGTAAGCACATTATATAGCGAGGTTGGGGCTATATGAATTAATAGTAT